TCTTAACATAAGAACAGGAATTCTTACATTCTTCCTTTTCCTCTTTTAATACTTCAATGTAAAGATGACCTTCTCGGACCTTTACATCAATGTTATTTTTTCCAACTCCAGCTAGAGCAACCTCGACAACATATTCTTTTAAATTGTCGTTTTTGTCTTTAACTGTTTTTACGTTGTATGGATAAACTGCATTTGGTACATCGAATGCTTTGTCGAATTCACCAAATACATTATTGAACCAGTTGTCGTTAAACAAAGCGGGTAACTGGCGAAAAACCCTCTCTGTGGACGAATAATGTCCAGGTACTAATTGTGTTGTTATTGTATTCATATTTTAATTTCTCCTTTATAAAAGCGAGTAATTTTTTAATTTTTAGTCTTTTGTTGAGCACTAAAACTATTTTTATTTACATTAAAAAAGTAAAAAACCCATAGAAAAATTATTTTCTATGGGTTTTTTGTTATTAATTAATATTAATTCTGTTCAACAAACTTATAAAGTTCATTTGCTCTAGAAATAATATCTTCTGTTTTTGGGTATAGATTATCAATTAAATTTTGATCTATACTTCCGTTCTCAACAGCCAAACGATGGTTATTCAATGTTTCAAGATAATAATTGAAACAATCTGAATGAGCCATTTTTAGAACTTCCATTCTAATTTCATATGCATTCATGTGTGTATGTGTCCTCCTTTCTAATAAAGTTTTTTGTTAAATTCCGGTAGAACCAAACCCACCTTCTCCACGATTTGTTTCTTCTAATGAATCCACCAAATTAAAATCAAAGGTATAATACTTTTCAAAAATAATCTGAGCAATTCTATCACCAGCCTTAATAGTAAAAATTTGTTCTTTATGTGTATTCAAAAGAATAACACCAATCTCTCCTCTGTAATCGGAGTCTATAACACCAGCTAATGTGTCTATACCATTCTTATAAGCAAGACCAGACCTTGGAGCGATCCTTCCATAATAACCAGAAGGTATTTCCATTACTACTCCAGTCTTAATCATTGTTCTTTCTTGTGGATAAACATAATAATCATACAAAGAATATAAGTCATATCCAGCTGCGTGTTCGGTTCCTCTTGTTGGTAATTTTGAGTTGTTATCTATAAGCTTAATTTTCATTAAGCTTATATAATATTACTTTTTTTAAAAAAAGTAAAGAAAATATTATAATCTAGGCTGAGGTTTTCTTACTCCACCAGTTAACATAGGAGCTATTTGATCAGGTGTTGGTTTTATTTCTTCCTTTTTAGAAGGAATGAGACTTTGAAATTTTGATATCAATGATTTATTTTGTTTAATTTGATTTAATTTTTCTTTTATTTCTGGATACATTCCAGAAAGTTTCTCAAAAACAAAAGGAAGTCCAAATGCAACAACATAAATAAGAGCAGCACCTAAACTTTCGTTTGCATCTTCGGAAATCAATTCCTTTTCTTTGTTATTTATTGATTCATAAACCTGTTCTAAACTTTTTAAATCTTCGTTTTTCATTTTATATACTTATCTTTAAGATTCACAAGATTTACATGTTAGAATAGAACGAGCCAATTCTTGTGCGGGATTTGCACTACGCTGATAATATAATGATTTAATTCCTTGTTCCCATGCAAAAATCATAAGCTCATTTACTTCTTTTGGTTTTGTATTTGGTGGGATCATAATATTCAAACTCTGACCTTGATCAATATATTTTTGTCTTTGTGCGGCTTGAATTATAATTTCTTTTTGCGAAATTTCACCAAATGTTTTAAATACATCTTTTTCTTCTTTAGAAAGAAATTCCAAATGTTGAACACTTCCACCTTTTACAAGAATAGACTTCCATGTATCATCGTCGTCTTTTCCTTTTTCCTTTAGAAGTTTTTTAAGATATGGGTTCTTATATGTAAATTTACCTTTCGCCAAATCCTTTACGAAATAGTTACTATTAAGCGGCTCTATGCTTGGTGAAACTTGACCGAGAATAAAAGAGCTGGATGTCGTAGGAGCAACGGCTAACGTTGTAACATTGCGTCTATTATATTCTAATTTATTATCATTGTTGTGATAAATTGGCGCAGATCCAAATATATTTGCTAATTCTAGGGTAGCTTTATCTGCTTTTTCTCTAATGATCTTCCAAATTTGATTGTTTAACATCTTTGCTTCCATTGATTCAAAACCAATCATCTTGGATTGTAATAATGAATGCCAACCAAGAACACCAACTCCTAATGCTCTCTGATTCATAGCAAACTTTCTAGGAGCTTCCATGAATTTCATTCCCTCAGTTTTTTCAATAAATTCCGACATTACGGCATCTAAAAAGTAAACCAAAACTTCTGTTGCGTCTGTAGCTTTCCATTCTTCCCATGTTTCCAAATTTAGAGAAGAGAGATCACACACGAAAGATTCATCCTCAGAATTAGAAAGCATAATTTCTGAACACAAGTTGGAATTATTAATTTTAATTCCTTTGTCTTTATAAATTTGAGGTGCTTGGTTGTTAGCATTATCACTAAAGAAAATATATGGGTATCCGGATTCAAATCGTTTCTTGATAACAAGACCCCAAATTTTTCGAGCTTCTTTGTCACCTTCAATCATTTTTTTCATCCATTCATCAGAAACTGAAACTCCAATCGACATATCTTGAATTTCACTTCCTTCTGACTTAATCTTCAAGAACTCTTCTATATCTGTATGATCAATTGGAAGATATGCGGCAAATGATCCTCTACGAACATTTCCTTGCGAAACAACATTCATTAGTTTATCATACAATTCCATGAAATGTACAGAACCTGTAGATTCTCCACCGGATGAAATTGGAGTTCCTCTTCCTCTAACACTACCAAAATAAGCAGATGTACCACCACCATGTTTAGTCATAACAGCAGTTTCCGAAACCTTTTCCATGATTCCTTCCATTGTATCGGGAATATAAGAACCAAAGCAAGAGATCGGAAGACCTCTTTTACGTCCGAAATTTGACCAGATTGGACTAGACAAGGAAAAAAATCCCCTAGACATATAATCTTCAAACTTATCAGCAAAGCCTTCACAATTTAAATATTTTTCTGCTGCTTCTGCAATGTCTCTAATTCTTTGTTCTGCTGTTTCTCCCTCTAACAAATAACCTCTTTCGAGAAATTTTCGTGAGTCTTTGTTTAGCCATTCGTATTTGTTTGTCATATATTTTTTAATTTTAATTCTTTAATAACTTCGTCTCTAATATCAAGTTGTTCTTCAAGATATTTTATTTTTTTTAATAGATCTTCGATCGTTTCATGCATTGCACATCTATAAGATGATGCTAATTCATCAGCAGTTTTATCTGAAGTAAAATGTTCCATAATTAACCAAATAATGCATCTTCGTCAAAACATTGTGATTTTTTAGAGTACTCGACTGGTCTAGAACTGAAAAAATCAACCATATTATTTCCCAATAATTCTTCCTGAAACCAAATTGTAGAAGAAATAAGTTCTTTGTCAATCTCAAAAGCAGGAGGAAAACCAATCATTTTAAGGGATTCATTTATTCTATTCTTAACAAATTCTTTAAGAATAACAGCACTAAGACCTTCTTCTTTAATTCCATTTACCATCCAGTCAATAATTTTTGCTTCTGATTCATATGCTTCCTTAGCTTCGGAGACAACTCTTTCTACAAATTCATCATCAAAAAGATCTGGATATTCTTCTCTGATTGTGTTGATTATTTTAGCACCAACAAGAGCATGGATATTTTCTTCGTTGCGAGTATATTTTACTTGTTGATCTGTGTCTTTAAGAACGTTTTTAAAACGAGCGAACCAATTGATTACATAAAATTGAGAAAACAATGAAACGTTTTCAACAAACAAAGTAAAAAGAGTTAATGCGTATACATATTGCTTCTTAGAATCCTTATAATAACGATGTGTATATTTTTTAAGATATTTGACTCTACCTTGAATCCAATCAAGTTTTAGGTTCTTCTCAAAAACATCTTCAAGTCCAAGAGTAGAAATAAGACGCTCGTAAGCATTGTTGTGAATGACTTCGGTGTTTGCCATTACATAGCCCAAATCTTGTAATGCTGGATGTGGGAGATTTTCGCCAAGCTTTGACCAAAAAGTTTTAACCGCTATTTCAATTTGTCCAATTGCAGACAAAGTACGTATAACTATCTCTCTTTCTTGATCGGTTAAATTTACTTTAAATTGTTGAACATCAGACTTAAATGAAAATTCTTTGTCTGTCCAAAATCCATTATGCATAGATTCAATAAATTTTTCTGTCCACGGGTATTTGTTTGGTTTGCGCGAAATCTGTTCTTCAAAAATCATAGTCTTATAATTATCCTTTAAAAGTCTTGTAAAGGCAAGATTATTCTTTCCAAATTTTATATCCACATTTTTCGTCAAATTTTACGGATAAACTCATAAATTTTGAATATAGAATATAAGAATAATAGTATGGAATTTTAGAAAAAATGTCACCTAAAAAATAAAAGAGATAAGCTAAACATAAATTATAAATTTTCATATTGACTATTTGATATATTATATCATAATGTTATGGTATGTCCAGTTTAAAAATTAAAATTTATCCTACTGAAAATGAATATTTCGAGTATCTAGAAAAACCATATCCTTGTTCTAGTAGAAACCCAGAATGGATAAAAAAAATTCCAACTTATTATACAGAAAATAAACAGATAGATGAATTAAACATGCCTACATCTACAATAAAAAATTGTATGCCTGTTAGGGATATGATTGGTTGTGGTTTTACAATTCCTCTACCTTGTGATGTTTGGGTTGAAAAGTTTAAAACGGAAGAAGGCGATGAATTAACTAATTTTAGATGGGCATTAGGGAGTTTACCTCTTATAACTCCACATGTTATGAAACAGTCTAACGGAATTCCTGTACCTAAAGGATTCTGTGAGCAGACTTATAGGTTTAATAATTTTTGGATAATAGAAACACCTAAAAATTGGTCATGTATATTCAAACATCCGTCATATTATGATGATCTTCCTTTTAAAGTTCTTGAAGGATTTGTTGATACAGACAAGTATCCTTTGTCTGTAAATTTTCCCTTCTTTATAAAAGAAGAATTTACTGGACTTATTGAAAAAGGAACACCAATTGCTCAAGTTATACCATTTAAAAGAGAAAATTTTGATGTTAAGTTTTACAAATATAATTCAAATCTTTTGTTTAAGTGGTATAAGGCGTCTTCGAATTTTTTCAACATATATAAAAGACATTTTAGAACAAAGAAAAATTTTAAGATTTCAAAGTGTCCCTTTCATTGATCAGTTCACTTTTATAAATTTTTTTAGATATTTCCCTTAAAAACAAAGCCGTTTGTAAGGGTGATATATGATTTATAAGTCTTTTTTCTGCTATAAGTACTTTTGTTTCTGACCACTTAGGATATATGAAATGTATACATTCATGAAACATAGTTGGAATGATATCTTTTCTGTAATCAAACTCCAAAAGATCATCGTAGCACAATCCCATAACTCCTTTCATCTTTCTTATTGAGAAAAATTCAGGTTTTTTTGTTTTTACCAAATCCAAACAATTGTTGTATATTTTAGTTAATTGTCTTTTTGTAAATTTCATTATTGCTTTTATATTATAAAAACTATATTCTCTGTGGATGGCAAAATCAATAAAAAGTTTTGACGATTTCATTTTTTTAACTGAAAAATTTAAAAATGTTAGGTTTTTTGAAAAAGATCACAAATATAAAATAAATGGAATTTTATCAAAATATTCTGTAACTTCTCTTTTAAAAAAATATACTTTAGAATTTGAATCTGAGAAAATAGCTAAAAATGTAGCATTCAAGCAAAATAAAAAAGTAGAAGATGTTCTTAAAGAATGGGATTTTAAAAAAAATTATTCTTGTTTTAAAGGTACAGAATTTCATAAATACGTAGAAAATTTTTTAAATAGAAAATTTAATTCTATTGATGACAAATCATTTGAAGAATTTTTATTATTAGAAAATCACAAAAATATAAATCAAAAAAAAGAGGAGTATATTCAAACCTTTAAAAAAATGATAATTCAATTTTTAAATTTTTATAAATGGTATGATGAAAATTATTATTTTTTAAAGTCTGAATTTGTTATTGGTGATGAAGAAAGTGGTATTTGTGGAACAATAGATAATCTATCATACCATAAAAAAGATAAAACATTGGCTATATTGGATTATAAAACAAATCAAAATATTAAAGAAAAAGGATTCAAAGGACAAAAAATGATTAATGATCTTTCACATTTACAAGATTGTGAGTTGGTTAAATATTCGTTACAGCTTCATATATATAAACATATTTTAGAGAAACATACAGGTTTTGAAGTAAGTAAGTTACATATTATTTGGTTTCCTGAAGACAAAAATTATGAGATTATAAATCCGCTTTGTTTGGAGGACGAGGCCAAAATGTTGCTAAATAAAGAAATATTATTTAATGAAAATGTATCTTGATAGAGTAAATATTATTACAAACTAAAATTATGATTGATCCATTAACACAAAAATATTTAGAAGTTATTAATGAAAAATGTGCCGATAAAGGCATTGTAAAAACAAACCTTAAAACAGGTTCTCCTGCTTTTGGTGATTTAAAAACAGCAAATGAACCACAAGAAAATGTTTCTCTGAAGAAACCAGTAAAGGGTGAGCATAATTCAGATGATGATAATGGAGAAATGGAAAAAACCAAACCTTATAAAGATATGAAAGAAAATAAACAATTAAATCCGTTTGAAACTCTTTATAATAAGATATTATCAGAAGAAGATTCTTTTGGATGGTCTATGGATAAAGATGAAGACGAAGATGAAGAAAAAACAGGAGATGTTGATAACTTTGAATTGTCGGATGAATCAGAATCTGATGAAATGGATGATGAAATGGATGATGAAATGGGTGATGAAGGTGATTCTGAGGAAGTGACGTTTACTCTTGATAAAGAAACCGCTCAAAAATTAATTGAAGTTCTTCAAGCTGCTATTGGTAATGAAGATGAAGAAATGGGTGAAGATGAAGAAATGGGTGAAGATGAAGATATGGGTGAAGATGAAGATATCTTCTCATCTGAAGATGAAGACGAAGAAGATTCTTTAGCTAAAGAAGCAGTTGATGCCGAGATTGTTGGTCATTCATTAGTTGATCAAGAAAAACTTTTAAAAGGAATGAATAATCCTAAAAATAATGTAGTTAAAGGATCTCTTTCTGCAAAGAAAAAGAAAGCAAATGTTCCTAATACCGGAAAAGGTTTTAAAGGTGAATTAACCAAACATAAAGAATCTGCTGGTAAATCATTACAAGGTAAAAATAATAAAGTAAATGCAGTAAATGCAAAAAACAAAACACTTGTTGATAATAAGTAAGTAAAAATAAAAAAATTAATACATAAAAAACTCCACCTGTTTAGGTGGAGTTTTTTTATAAATACATATATGAATTTTAAACAGTATGTTAAAGAGTCTTTATCTATTTCTTTATTAAAACCAACAAAAAGATCTAGAGAACATCAACAATCTATCAATAGAGGAATTAATAGAAGTAAACAAAATTGGGTTCCTTATTCAAGGAGAACAAAAGCAGCACATCCTATTATAAAATTAATGATTGATAACAATTTAAATGAATATAATCTTAAAAATATAAGAGATGTTTTTTCTTTAGCAAAGGCATATAATCATAATATAGAAAAAGAACAAAAAGATTTTGTTAAAAGTTTAATGAGAACTCCGTTTTTTCTTATAAAAAGAGGAAATACATATAAAGTAATTAGAAAAAAATAAAATGGAATCTGTAAGGTTTTTAAATAAAAAAATAAATCTGAACGAAAGATCCAATTTTGATAATTGGAACAAAGAACAGATCAAAATGTATGGACAGGAAATAAAATTCTTTTCTAATCTTACATCATTGTCCTCTGTTCATACATTATATGGAGAAGATACTGTTAGTGGTTTTGGTGAAGGAAAAGAACTTATTGTTTTATTGAATTTAAATAATGATAGTTATCTTCTTTCTAAGTTTGGTATTGTTGCTGATAGTGATTTAAATGGTGTTATACATCCTAAGATGTATGAAGATGTTTTTGGTGTTGGTTCTGAGCCAAAGGCTGGTGATGTGGTTGAATTATCAGAATTTGGTTCTGATAGAATACATTTTCCAAAAAGAGGCGCAACAGTCTATGAATTAACGGAAGTCATAGATGAGTTTCAAATAAACCCATTAGGAGGTCATTATTTATGGTTCTTCAAGGCTAGAAGATATGAGTATAGCTATGAAACGGGAGGACCAGGTGCTGGTCAAGGAAATACTCAAAGAGATGATAATGATTCTTTAGAAGAAGCCTCTCAACAAAATTTTGATTATTTAAATAATCCCTGTTCTAATGATAGTGTATATGGAGATTATTAAATGCTTTTAGCATTTAAATCTTCACCAACCAATCTTCTTTGTATTTGATCTTCAACGCTAGATATATATTTTTTAATCTTAATAGGACTTAATTTGATATTTTCAAATTTTTTCTTCCTCTGTTCAGCTTCTTCTGCAATCATATTAATTGCTTCATATAAAGCTATCCAACGAGCATAATATAATGATTTATCAAATACATTTTGGTTATTTGATAAATTTAATTTATTTTTCTTTATTGTCTTCATCATCTTTTAAAAGTGAACTAATTTGGATTGTTTCATTTTGTTTAATAACAGTAAATTGTAGAATTACAGAATTTAACTTGTTACAAGAAGAACAATTAAATTCTAACTTTTCATTTTGATCAGGAATAAATGTTAGAATATTTTTTTCTGAACAATAAGCGCATTCAAGAATCGTTGAAAGGTTCTCAAGTTTATCCAATTCTTTTTGCCTGGTTCTTTCTTTAAAGAAAGAAATTATAATTTTGGCTATTACAGAATAAAGAACATATAATACCAAAAAAGAGAATAAGAAAACATATAAAAATTGTCCTCCTGAAAGAACAGAAATAAGACCAAACAAAGAGGACAATAACAGAATGGATACTATAAACTTTAATACATCTTTCATGTATTAAATATAAAAAGAATATATTCTAAAGTCAATAAAAATTTTAATTTATTTTTGAATCATCTAATACTTTTGACCCCATCAATTTAATGTGGTCAAGTATTCTTTTTATATCTCTTAAATATTTTTTAAGATTGGTCTTTTGTTCTTTGGTTAATGTTTTATTATTGTTAATACAATAATTAATTTTTTGACCAATTTCATAAAATGTAATATATCCATTGGTAAAATCTTCTATTATATTTTCCAATGGCCAAGGTATAGAACCTTTTATGGGTGGTTCTGGTAATCTTTCTCCACCCGGTCTTATATTTTGTTGATATGAATAATTGTAATCTGCTTGGTTTGACGGGACGAAATCTTTACGAGCAGGAGTTTCATATGCCGAATATGTTCTAATATTGGCAGAATTTCCTATCATTTCCTCGATGATTTCGTCTAATTTCATATATTTCCTACTTTAACAAGTTGATTACATCTAGGACAAACCCACTTAATCTGATTTCCTTGTGGCTTTCCATAAGCGGTTGCTCCACAATAAAAACATCCGATAGGTTTATTTGTAACTTTATTATAGTCTACTGTTTTTTGTTGTTTAATGTCCATTATATTATTTACTTACCTTCTGATGGTTTCCAATCATATTTTTGTGAATCGTTTGTTTGTAATTCTTTAAATTTATGAGTTATATATTTGCATAATTCAGAACGAACTATATCGTTTTCTGTTAATTCCATACAAAAAATACCATGTTCTCTTCCTTCTTCATTATTAAAAAGATCATATATTTTATTAAACCCAGATTTTCCTGTTGGCAAATCGCTTTGTTCTGGATCTCCACATAGAAATACTTTAGAAAATTCACCTATACGACTCATAATAGTATGAATTTCCCTTTTTGAAAAATTCTGTATTTCGTCAGCACATATAAATTTTGCAGAAAAATGTAAACCTCTTGCAAAGTTAATAGGACAAATTGTTAATCTGTTATCTTTTTGTAATCTATCTATATTTTGTTTACTTAAAAGTTCAGAGAACTTATCATGGAATGGTGTTAAGTAGACATTAAATTTCTCCATAATATCACCTGGTAAAAACCCTAATTTGGAATCAGATGATTCTACAGCAGATCTTACAAGAACTAAATCAGAAACTCTTTTTTTATTTAAAAGTGTTAATCCACAATACATTGCAAGAGTTGTTTTACTAGTTCCTGCTGGGCCTTTTAACAATAAAACTTTTGTTTTCTTATCTAGGAAAGTATCTATAATTTCTTTTTGTTTATTTGTCCAAGGTAAATCTTTTATAAATAAATCGAAATTTATTTTTTCTCTTTGAAAAACATAAGGAGAATTATCTTTATTAATTTCTGGTTCATGAACAGTTTCAAAAGAAATGTTCCCTGTCTTTTTAGTTTTTTTAGAACTCATTTAAAATATTTTTAATTTTAATATAATTTGTTTAAATTAAACAAATTACCAATTTTTGCAACTCAGGTATTTGGCTGTGCCTGGTTTTGCTTTTGAACATCCGTGTCTTGCACGAAAACTTTTTTTTCTTTTTGTATTTCCTGATTTCCCAGTAACTTTAACACCCTTTTGTCCAAAATGTACTCTTTTATATCCTTTGCCATTTGGATTTTTTACACACTGCATATATTTTTTACCTTTTCTATCACTAGACGCTTTCTTTGTTGGACCTGTACATTTAGCAGCTTCTTCCAATAAAGAAGAAACCAAATTATCAAAATTTTGTGGTATCATATTATTATTATTTACTCTAAGTTTTTATTTTTTTTTTAAATTGGTATTATTGAAAGATAAATATTTCTATAAAATATGGCTACAAAAATCATACAATCACCTAGAAGAATACAATCACCAGGCGTTCAAATCACTGAAATTGACCTAACAAGAAGACCAGCCGGACTAGCACCAAGAAGACCAGCCGCTATGGTTGCTGGCTTCGCTCCTCAAGGTCCAACTGATGAAATTGTTAGAATAACAAGTATGGCTCAATTTAATACTGTTTTTGGTTTACCAGAAACAGCTGCTGAAAGATATTTGTCACACACTGTTGAACAGTTAGCTTCTACTGGATCAGATGTTCTTGTTACAAGACTTCCTTATGGTAAAAATGCTGGAGAAGGGATTCAAAACTATTATAGTGCATTATTTTTCCCTATTATTCCTCACGGAAAAACATATGGTGAAGCCGAGACATATTATGTGCTTCCACCAAAATCTGTTCTTTTAAGTGAAGATGCATATGAAAACCAAATTAAAGATAGAAACATTGCATGGACAAATGGTTTTCAAGTTTCATCAGTAGCAAACAAAACATTTAGTTTAACATGGGATCAAGCAAGTGCTATATTTTTAGATATAGTTAATGATTTGAGTGTTACTGATGTTTCATTTGTAAACAGTTATTTTGGTCCATCGGAGACTGTTTATACTGGACCTGTTGTTTTACCAACACAATTAAATTTATCCAGACCATTGACGTCATTTAATCTTCAGAGATTATTTGAACAAAGAATAAACGACAAAATTGATAGTTTGGCATATGAATCAAACAACGAAACAAATCAATTGAAAAAAGAAGCATTTGGTGTTCCTACTGCTTGGGCTTCTGTGACTACTAATTTATCACTTACAAGCTATGCTGAACAGCTTTCCGCAAAAAGTTCAACCAGAAATAATTTTAATATTCCTATTAATTATACTTTAAATTATTTAACAGATTACGCTGATAACGTTGATAAATTCACAATTAATAGCATAGATGATATTAATAAAGCAGGAATAATAATTGTTAATAGTGATAAAGTAAGAAACAATGATTTATTCGAAGGATTTTATATTGGATTAACAGATAATTCTGATGATACTCCTTATACAGATTTTAATGCAGTTACTTCATTACAGGCTGTTAATTCTATTTCTGCTATTGATGGAATGCCTCTTTCAGATTCAAACAAAGCTATTCAAACATTCTTCACAGTTCCAGAAGAAAGATTAAATTTCACTTTATCAGAACCTTATTCCAGTATTAATTTTCAGAGTGTTTCTGAAAGAATGGCAAGATGGCCCTCATATGATTTCTCACAAGATTCATTTAATGATTGCTTGAAACTGTTTGTATTCAGAATTAATACATCAACAAATTTACAAGATGCTATTACATTAAATACTCCATCAACAGTAGAAGCTTATGTTGGTTCTTTATATTCACAAAGAAAACAGAATAATCCTAATGGTGGTAGACTTGTTAATTTCTTTATCGAAAATAAAGTTGAAAATAATTCAAATTCAAGAATTAGAATGGTAGTAAATCCAAATATTTCTGAATCTGGAACATGGACTGATTCTTTTGCTATGCCAACAAAGAGAGTAATAATCTCTGATGCAGCAAAATCGCTTTGGGCTACTGGTATATATACACCAAGTACTGTAACTAGTCAAAATAAACGAATTGGAAATTTAATGTTAAAATTAGATAGAACATTCCAAATGTATGAATTAACCGAAAATGAGACAAAAAATCTTGATATTGTTTGTGAAGCAGGATTAGGAACAATTCATGCTGGTGTTAAATATCAAGAAAATATTACAGGAAATATAGATCAAGAAACATTTGATGATACAATTCCTGTTGATATTTCTAACTTAAAAATTATTCCAAAAAATTATAGAGAATATCTACAAACACCGGATATTGTCAGAGATTCTTATGTAGATATTGTTAGAAGATTTAGAACTGTTGCTCAACAAAGAAAAAATCACGTCTTTATATCAGATCCTTTAAGATATATCTTTGTAAAAGGAATTAACTCAAAAACTTCAGATAGAAAAGCATTTAATTTTGTTGATGATATTTTTAGACCATTACAAAATTCTTATGCAAGAATTGGAAGATCAACATATATGTCTGTATATGCAAACTGGATGAGAAGGTATGATGCTTCTTCTGATGAATTTGCATGGGTTCCTCCTTCTGGTTTTGTTGGAAGAATTATGCTTAATGCAAAGAAGAGAGCACCTTGGACTGCACCAGCAGGATTTAATTATGGAAGACTTTCTGGCGTTGCTGATTTGGCCGTAAACCCAAATCAAAGACAAAGAGATATTCTTTACAGGTCTGCATACAACCCTGTTGTAAACTTCCCAAGAGAAGGTATGGTTGTTTATGGTCAAAAAACATTTATCAATTATCAAACAGCATTTGATAGATTAAATGTTAGAAATCTGTTCTTACATTTGGAAAAAGAATCAACTAGAATATTGGATAGATTTGTATTTGAACCAAATACAATACCAACAAGAAACAGAGTTATTTTAAGATTAACACCTCTTTTCGAAAGAGCAAAAACACGTCAAGGTATCTATGATTATAGACTAATATGTGATGAAAGAAATAATACACCAGATGTAATTGATAGGAATGAATTAAGATTAGCTGTTTATATACAGCCTGTGAGAACAGCAGAATTCATATTAGCTGACTTCATTGCTACAAGAACTGGCGTAGATCTTGATGATCTTATAGGATAATTTAATATAGAAAGGTAAATATAAATATATGTCAATATTAACACAACAAGGTATTAGAAACTTTCACGAAGTCGCTGGTAGAAAAGATTTTTTTAGACAAAATCTTTTTAGAATTATAAATTTTGGTGGAAATGTCCTAGATCAAGATGAATTAATTTATATAGAATCAGCAACCCTCCCTAGTAAAACAATTAATAATATAGCAGTTCCTTATATGGGATTACAGTTTAATGTTCCTGGTACTGTACAGTATCCAAATAGTAATGCCTGGTCTATTAATATAAGAATGGATGCTGGTTTGGAAATAAGGGAAAAACTAGAAGGCTGGATGACTAATATTTTTGATGATAGAGATAGCACCGGAGATTATAGTATTCCTGATGGAGATGATGGAATTACCACCCTTCTTCTTTTGGATAAAAAAGGAAACACACTAAGAACATATGATTTATTCGGTTGTTATTTAACAAATTTAGGAGAATTTACCTTAAACATAGGTACTGCTGGCGATATAGTAACCGCTCCAGCCACTATTGCTTACCAATATTGGAGAGTAAGAGGAAACTAATATCTGTATTGTTTGATAAATATATCATATGGCGGATGAATTATCTAGTCCCTATGAAAACTACCTAAGAACATTATCTGAATGGCCTACAGCTTTAGGTTCTTCTAATCAATGGTTTTTGTGGTTTGATATAGCCAGTGTAAATGCTCTTAAAAACAAATTAAGTGAAACTCTTTATAAGTTTGAAGGCAATTTTGGTTTAGGGGAAGGTTGGTATGTGAATGACGAAACAATTTCCAAACTTACAGATTATGAGTATCATTTTAAAAAAAATGTGGGTTGTGTTTTCGCAAAACAGGTAAATTTGCCTACTGAATCATTTGAGGCCGGTAATGATGGGTTAAGTTATGGTGGATGGCTTCCTCCAGCAACATCAAATACTAGAACAAAATATAATAAGCTAAGTGTTACGTTTTTAGAAACAAATGCTTCGTTTGTAGATTTTGTTATTAAACCTTGGTTGGTTTTAGCATCATATTATGGAATGATGTCTAGAAGACAAGATAGCGAGAAAAATATTAAATGTACATTTTGTGATGTGCATTTTTTAGCAAGAACAGGATCAAAAAACCCACAAGATTCTAGGAAATCTTATAGATTTCAAAATATCGTTCCTATTAGTATAAACGGAGAACAATATTCATATTTATCAGATGATATGAAGACCACATCAGTTGACTTTGTATATGATCAATACTATGTAAGAGATACGCACTCTTATGCAAATTTAGAAAGAACATATTACAATTCCTGATAAATTATGTCTTATTATATTCATACACTTCAATTTCCATTTACAAATACAGTATTAAATTTTAAAGAATTAACATGTGAGCAATGTCATTCATTAATAAAAATAAATAATATTTTTCCAGCTTCTTCTGAAAATAGATCAGAGTATCATATTCAACTCGTTAATATACTAAAAGATTGTATAAAGGAAAAGGATAATATATACAATCTTAATATTTTAGAATTTTTAATGTTTTGTATAAGATTAAGATCATTGTCTATATCAGCAAATGTTGAACTGGAAGCTGGAAAAAAAAATGATCAAAATGTAAAAATAAATATAAATTTTTATGATTTAATGGCAAATGTTTTTGAATCAACAAATATAATACAAAATTATAAAAATATAAAATTAGATGATATTGAATTGTCATTATGTTGGCCATTATTAAATCATGAGATTTTTTTTCTAAATTCAATAGAAGATGATCAATTCAACAAATTTATTAATTCTATTCCTTTATTTGTTGATAATATTGTTATAAAAAATAAAACTTTTGATTTTAAAAATCTTAATTTTGAACAAAAAAAAGAATTGATAGATTCTTTACCTATTTCTATTCAAAATATTTTACAAACAA